GCGGCCGTTTCGGCGGAGCCGAGTTCGCACTTGACTCCGCGCTGGAGGAGGGAGTCAGCTGCGAACTCGTCTCAGAAAGTGAAATTTTCCGGCGTACCGCGATTCTGGGTGATTCTGGTATCGTAATGGGGCTGTTTTGGCGTTCGAAATGCTGATAAACGGCTTTTTCTCCCAACCACTCCGCCGCCGCTAGCCGCCGTTAAATGATTGTCCGAGCGCAGTTTTTTGAGAATTAGATCTGAATACCCCGATCAATTTACCGTCTATAAAAGGAGCCGGCGCGACCAGATATACCCGTCAACCAGCTAAAATCCCTTCATATTCAACTAATTAAGGATATCGGCCGCATCGGCGAATTTACCGCCCTGTGGGCGGCAAGTCCACTACAATCTATGTTGGTATTTCTTTACAGGTCCGCCCCCCAAAATTGTAGGCCCCTAACGCAGGGAGGGGAGCGCGGTAGGGTTTGGCATGCCGACAATCTTGTCCACGACCTAGAAGTTGTACTATTCATTTGTAAACCTACTCCATCTAGTTGGCTCAAGATGACGAAGGACGTGGATCGGAAGACGTATTGGAGCTTTTTTGAAACCGTGAGATGGATTCGTACCCGCGATGAAAAAGCCGTTGCCGCCATGTGGGACATGAGCGAGGAGGACGGGATGGGTCCGGTCATATTCAGCGCGAAAACGGAATTAGATCCGCGTCTCCTTCGGAGGTTCGCGGGGGCGGATTCTGAAGCTGAGGGGCAGGCTGTCGCGTCGCAGGCCAATTCGCAATCGTCATGCGGCCACAGGCCTATCATGATGGAAGCGGGGCAAGCCATCGATGAACTGCTCAGAAAAGTACACGGCCGTCATGTTCAGATGACGGCCATCAGATGCGACGGCGATCGCCATGAGCAAATCCCGGTACCATTAGCCGAGTTGAACGACCTGGAGTTTCGGATCAGCCCGGGCCATCGGGTTGCACCGGTGGGATTATGGTCGCGATCCCGCCGCGCGCTGGTTTGGAGATCGCCGCAGTTTTTGTCTGCGGATGTGATTGCGGCTTGGCCGGCGCCAATCACAAAAACAGCCGCGGTCGTTATAGCGATGCTGCATCATTTGCGAGAGATAATGATACCAGAGGCGCCGCTCACGAAACGCGAAGCCCTGCAGCGGTGCATGGTCGAGGTGCCCAACGCCTATCCTGAGGCCTTCAAGAGGGCGTGGGCCCGGCTGGACCCCACGCGTAAAAGAGCGCGCGGGAAGCACGGTCCTAGAGCTCGTTGACGGTCGGGAAACCTCCGAATGAAACCTCCGGTCCGAAAAAGCATCTGATACTGTTTCACCGATCGCGACGGGTCCAGCTCCTCCGCATGAAGCGATGTCGGATGGCATTGGCTCTTATGGAGGTGAAGCTTGTCGTCGACACAATTAGGACCCGGGGGCGCGAGGCCGACCCGTCCGTGGCCGGCCGACCAAGTCGAGCGCTGGCCGATCGAGCGGCTAAGACCATACGCGAACAACCCCCGGCTCCATACCGAGGCTGACCTCGAGAAGATCGCCGCCGCCATTCTCAAATGGGGATGGACGAACCCGGCCTTGGTCGACGAGAACGGCGCGCTGATCGCGGGTCATGGGCGTGTCGGGGCCGCGGCAAAGCTGAAGCTGACGTCCATCCCCGTGATCGTCGCGCGGGGATGGAGCGAGGACGAGAAACAGGCCTACCGCTTGGCCGACAATGAACTTGCGGCGCGATCGAGCTGGGACCCTGATCTCCTCCGCAACGAGCTGCGTGATCTCAAATTCAACGGTTTCGACCTTGAGTTGATCGGCTTCGAGCCGGACCGGCTGGAGGACATCCTGGCCGGTTTGGGATCGAGCGGTCTGACCGATCCCGAAGGCACCCCGGGAATACCCGAAAACCCGGTCACTCAGTCCGGCGACATATGGCGGATGGGAGATCACCGGATCGGCTGTGGCGATAGCACCAGTGCGGCGGATGTCGAGCCGGTGCTGGCGGGATCGCGGCCCGATCTGATGGTCACCGATCCGCCCTATGGCGTCAACTACGATCCGTCCTGGCGAGCGTGCCACCGCTTCAGTTCCGGCAGGCTGGCGCAGGGCAAAGTGCTCAACGACGATCGTGCCGACTGGCGGCAGGCCTATGCACTGTTTACTGGCGATGTCGCTTATATCTGGCACGGAGCACTGCACGGCGATGTTGTCGCTGCCGACCTCGCCGCATGCGGGCTGCAGCCACGGGCTCAGATTGTCTGGGTTAAACAGCACTTCACGCTGAGCCGCGGCCACTATCATTGGCGCCATGAAAACTGCTGGTACGCGGTGCGCGAGGGCAAGGCTGGCCACTGGCAGGGCGACCGCAAGCAGACCACAGTCTGGGAGGTCGCCAACAACAATCCTTTTGGCAATCGGCAGCGCGAGCAGAGCTGGGGCCACGGCACACAAAAGCCGGTCGAGTGCATGCGCCGCCCGATCGTGAACAACAGCCGGCCCGGCCAGCTGGTCTATGACCCGTTTCTCGGTTCGGGCACGAGCCTGATCGCGGCCGAAATGACCGGCCGCACCTGCATCGGTCTCGAGATCAGCCCGGCCTATGTCGATGTCATCCTGCGACGCTGGCAAGACTTCACCGGTCGCACCGCGATCCATCAAGCGTCGGGTCAATTCTTCAACGAGCGTGCCGCCAATCAGGACCGGGCTCTATCACCGGCCGCCGATGCCTAGAAAACCGTTTGTCGTCAATGACACGGTGCGCGAGAAGGTGCGCCACCTGGCAGGGGTCGGCGTCCGTCAGGACGACATCGCCAAAATTATCGGGTGCGCGCCGAAGACCTTGCGCAAGCGGTGTCGTGATGATCTCGACTGCGGTGTGGCCGAGGCCAATGCCTTGGTCTCCGGCTATTTGTTCGCCGCCGCCAAGAACGGCAATGTCACGGCGCAGATCTTTTGGCTGAAAACACGGGCGCAGTGGCGCGAAACGGCGGTGCCGAACCACCTGGCTTCGGGCAGCGACAGTGAGGCTAATTCATCGGTGGTCCTGTTGCTGCCCGACAACAGCCGAGATCCCGATCTGACGCAGGCGCTGTGCGATGCACAGGACAAACACTTGCCGAGAAAACCGGGGCGGTAACACTGCAAACGGCAGAGCGGTCGTAAGGGCGAAATGTGCAAACCGACAATACAATGGGAGCTCTCCCTCAGAGCGCTGGTCACCGGCTTCCTCACGCCGTGAAGCAGACGGCCTGAGCGCTTGGGGTGACACATGGCATTTCCATTCGCGGGGCAATCGCCGCGCAGCCCGGACCCCAGACCGAGTTTCTGCGGAGCCCTGCCGATATCTGCATATATGGCGGCGCGGCGGGTGGCGGGAAGACCGCTGGACTGATCCTGGAGCCGCTGCGCCATGTCGGCCGGATCGCCAAATTCACCGCCGTGTTTTTCCGCCGCACGATGCCCCAGATCACAAATCCCGGAGCGCTCTGGGATGAGAGCCTGAATTTCTATCCCCGCCTCGGCGGCACCCCGCATTTGCGGATGCGCGAGTGGCGCTGGCCGCGCGGCGGCAAGATCAAGTTCTCGCACTTGCAGTTCGAAACCACGGTTTACGACTGGCAAGGCGCGCAGATTACGTTGATCTGCTTTGACGAATTGACGCATTTCTCGGCCCATCAATTCTTTTACATGGTCAGCCGCAACCGCTCGACCTGTGGTGTCCGGCCCTATATCCGCGCGACGTGCAACCCGGACGCGGACTCCTGGGTCGCCGACTTCCTGGCGTGGTGGATCGACCCCGAGAGCGGACTTCCGATCCCCGAGCGGGCTGGGGTTCTCCGTTATTTTGTCCGCATCGCCGAAAAAATTGTGTGGGCCGATCGAGCGGAGGAGTTGATGCAGGACCTGTTACCGGACGTAGATCTGCCGCCGGGCATCGACCCGCCGCTTCCAATGAGCGTCACCTTCATCCCGGCAACGGTATTCGACAACCCGGTGCTGCTGCGGGTCAACCCGGAATATCTCGCCTGGCTATTGTCATTGCCGACACTCGAGCGCGAGCGGCTGCTGGCTGGGAATTGGAAGATCCGGCCGGCTGCCGGGCTCTATTTCAAGCGCGAGTGGTGTGCCGTCGTTGACGAGATCCCGACCGACCTCGACATCGTCCGTTACTGGGATCTCGCCGCCACCGAAAAGACCCAGTTCAACGACCCCGATTGGACGGTCGGCATCAAGCTCGGCCGTGATCGCAACGGCGGCTATTGGCTCCTCGACATGGTGCGCGCACGGGCGAATCCGGGCGACGTCGAAAACCTGCTGCTCAATACCGCCACGCAGGACAGCAAACGGGTTCGCATCGGGTTTGGTAAGGATCCGGGGCAGGCCGGTAAGAGCCAGGCGCTTCACCTGGTGCGCGCGCTCAGCGGTTTCATTGCCGCGGCGGCCCCAGAAAGTGGCGACAAGCTCACCCGGTTCGGTCCGTTCAGTTCGCAGTGCCGCGCCGGCAATGTGAAGATCCGGCGAGGCTCCTGGAACGAGGAGCTGTTCCGAGTGCTCGAAGGCTTCCCCGACCTCGCCCATGACGATGAGGCCGACGCCTGCAGCGGAGCGTTGGAAATGCTCAATCCGCAAATGAATAGCTGGGGCATCTACGAGCTCTACCGCCAGCGAGCAGAGGCAGCCGAGCAGTGCAGCAAGCCACAATCCACCCAAGCCGAGCCCCAGCCCGGCTCAGTGGCGTGGCTCGAGGCGCAGAAGAAATCGCGCTGAACCGCGGCGGTTCCTGCGCCGAAGCTGTACGCACGATGTCTTACGCGTTGCTCCGCGAAGCGAGGGACCAAGGGTTTGAATCCGTCTTCCTCCGGCGCGAAGTCCGCACAAATCCCCGCTGGGTCGTCGGGGTTCAAACGTCGCCGCCCACCCCATTTGCCGCCCGGGACCGAGAGAATCCGCCTTCCGGGCTCGGCCAAGGCCTGCAGGCGCGCGGCCAGATTGGGCGTATCGCCGGCGACATCGTGCTCGACAACCTCGCCGCCGACGACAACCAGCCCGGTGGCAATCCCGATCCGCGCGTGGAGCTCTTC